TCGGCAAGTTCAAAGACCTCGTCCGCGACTGCCACGTCAAGGATAAGGATGTTCTCGACGTGTCATGCGCTCCAGGGCATTTGTCAAAGTTCCTCCTCGATGCAGGTGCGTCTGTCACCTCGGGTTATTACACGCCAGGTGACTCTAGGTTGACACAGAAGATTGATGCATCACGAGTCATCGAGTATACTCATCATTCTGAGCTGTTTGGCACGCTCAATGACAAGAAGTTCGATATGATATTTAACGATGCTGCACGCGCAGAGAACAGTGAGGAGATACTTAATGAAATCAATGCAGTCGCAATCAAGCACCTTAAGAAAGGCGGTGTTTTAGTATCCAAAGCGTTCGCTAATCCACACACATTGTGGAAGATGGCCCGACAGTTCAAGGACATCACTCTCATGTACGACAGTCCCACTTGCAGCGAACGCTACTTCCGTCTCTCCGGCTTTATGCTCGGCACTGTCACCTTCGAGTACTGCTACAACAGATGGAATGTGGACGTCACCCACCACACCATGCACTCGACTGACGACGAGCGGTTTGTACGCGAATATTTTACTGAGGATTTCAAAACTATTGCACCCGTAGTCAAGAACAAGAAGCGTATTGTACATTTTGAAGCGCTTACCGGGTTTGCGAGTTCCTCTAAGACGACGCGCGCAATCTCACATTACAAGAAGGGCGTGTTCATTTCACCCACACGCACGTTACGCGATCGCCATTCGTCTAGTGGTGTCGCTAGCTTCACTCCACACGCCTTCTTCACGCAAAAACACGAGACTTTCGACACAATAATAATCGACGAGATTTCCCAACTTCCAATCAACTACATCTCACTCGTCAACAATGTGTACCCCGACCACAGGATCGTTGTGCTTGGCGATATCTATCAAATACCAATGATATCACTCAAAGGCGCACCCAAATACCGCGGTGTTAAAGATATAGGCGTCATTAACAACCTTCTTGAAGTTTTCAAAATTCCGCAAGACATTTGCGCGATGCTTAACAAGAAACACGGGTTTAACATGATAAGCCGATCAGAAGTTAAGGAATCCATCTGCAGACTCAAAGATGACATTATCCGCTTCGCCAACACCAAGATCCCTGTGCTCTGCTTCCAGAGTGAAACTGCCAAGACGCTTCGTGCCAAACACATTAATGCGCATACAGTAACCACATACTGCGGCTCTCGTGACCACACTGTTGTATTGTACATCGACTCTGCTGCTGTGGCTAGCCAGTACATGTCGCACGTTGAGCACCTCTATACCAGTGCCTCACGTTCGACCACGCAATTTGTACTTAACGGTGCTACCGACGCATTTGAGACATACTACGAGATTCATGGTTCGAAGTTCATGTCATACGAGGAGATATCTAAGAATTACGTGTTCGCCCACACTCTTATCCCCGACGACAACGCACTCCCCCTAACTGTGCCCGTAGGTGTCACCACCACGCCTGTCAGCGCCGACGTGGCGATCGCCACATGTGGTGACGTCATCACAGCTGTGAACGACCCACATAATGAGTTCCTTGTACTCACGCGCGCTAATATACCCGAAGTAGAGTCCGGCAAGTTCACCACCCCCACCGACGCCGTCATTGACATACCGCAAGTAGCAAAAGGTTACCGCATTAGTGTGACCAAACTTACAAAGGGTCAGGTCTCATCTTCTAAGATTGAAACGATCATGACCATGCTTAAACGTTATTCGAAACGCTACAGGTTGAGACTGGATCAGCGTCGCATGTCCTACACATTCAACCAACTTATGAATGGACTTTCGCTCGCATTGTTTGGTAACACACAGGCGCTCGCAAAGAAGTCATCAATGTACTTTTGTGATCTAGAGTACATGTGCGAGCGGCAATGCCAATACCTGAATTCCCTGCAGAAGAAGATAAATGCGTCACCTGGTAATGCTAAAGAGCTGGAGGAGGAGTATGACCTGTCGCGCGAAGTGCTGAAATTTTTTAACAAAAGGCAGACGAAATTCGACTCGAAGATTGGCTTCGACGAGAGCGATAAGGTCGGGCAGGGCATCGCCTCAACTAGCAAGCGTCTCAACTGCTTGTATGGGGCCATTGCTCGTGCTATGCTCGACCGCACTCGCGAGATACTCACTACGTCCAAGCGTGACATCATCTTGGCCACACACGACAGCGAGGCCTC